TAAACATCTTCACGCTGTTAAAGTAGCTGAGAATCGTGAAATGTTTTATATGAAAACAGCTGATGCTGTTAGAATTGTAGAACAGCTAGGTGAAAAATATACTGTCCCTAACCTCAATTCCTAATTTATCTTAAAAATAAAAAGTTATGTTAAATAAGATTTTTCAAGTACGTGTTGGTAACTCTTATAACAGTGGTAACAATGGTATTGAGTGGACTGTTGCTAATTATTGGGGTGGTGATGCTTATTATTTTATTAATCAATCTGATAGTAAAGAGATTCAAGATGTTCTTAAATTAATTCTCCAATCTCAAAATACAGTTAATAAAGGAGATATTGTTTATGCTTCTAAAGCAAGTGAAATACCACGTTTTAAACTTAAAGAGTTTATTAAGGATAAAGGATTGAAAAAAACATCCCGTTATAATCATGCTGATGTTGTGATTGTTAATAAGGGATATATGATGGAATTGATTAAGCAGTTTAAATTTGGTGATTATGTTTTTATTAAAGAAGATTTTGTAAAAACCAATATCAAAAAGTGGGCTAAAGATAGAGGAAATTTTATACTAGATATTGTTAATAATACTAAGGATATGAACTTAGTTGCTATGATAGATAACTACTCAGTTAAAGATATTCCTAAATCATTAGCTAAATATCCAGATGAAATTAAAAAATATGAGAGTAATACTCAACAAATGAAAGGAACATTTATTAGTTTATATCGTAATGAACGATTAAAAAATCTATTAAGTATACTTTATGAACTAAAAGATGTTATTAAATCAGGTAGAGTAAGAATTGTATTTGATGAGGATATGTTTGTTGAGTTGAATAAAGAAGGAATTGAGTTGGATGAGGAGTATTTACAAACACTTAGAGATATGTTGTTTAGTAAAGATACAGCTAATATTAAATTGGGATTTGAAATGATGTCTAATTTGGTTTTGAATCAACCAACAATATTATCAATATCATTTTTATTAAATGAACTAATACATACAACTAGTTTTAGACCTAGTTATTATACATCGTCTAATACCAACTTAAAGAGTCTATTTAAACTACTTAGAACTAAAGGCATATATTGGGAACGTGATTGGAAAACGTTTGGTACTGGGTTGAGAAATAACTTTAAAACAGGTAAAGAAGGTGATATTGTTAAGAAGTTCTTATTGGATAATATTAACCGTGAGTTTAAAATAAGTAACTCAGCTGCTGAATCATTAGTTGATATTGTTTTTACGACCGAGGCTCAATAATTAAATTTACATAAATAATTAAGATATGATAGATAATATTCATAGTGACATTGCCAAACACTCAAAAACATTAATGTTCAAGGAACCGTTTTATGGTTTGTTCCTGATTAGTTTAAATAAAGAATTAAATGATGCTGTCTCAACCGCTTGTGTAGCTAAAGATGGTATTAACACTAAATTAGTTATCAGTCCTAAGTTTTGGGAAACATTAAGTGATAATGTTAAAATTGCAGTATTGAAACATGAGTTGTTACATATTGCTTTTAAACATCTACAAATGTATGATTCATATTCAGAGAAGGAGTTATTGAATATAGCTGCTGATTTGGAAATTAATCAATACATTGAAGACTCTTATAAAGACGAAACTTGGGAGGGTTTAGAAATTACTGGTGCACCTTGGGCGGCTATGAATTTACCTGTTAAAGCAGGTACTAGAAAGTATTATGAATTGATTCAACAAGAAATGCAAAACAATCCTGATGGGGATGTTGCTAAGTTTGTTCAAGCAATGAAAGATGCTAATGGTGATGGTGAATCAAGAACTATCACATTAGGTGATGGTACACAAGTTGAGGTAAAAGCATCTCATGAATTTTGGAAACAATATGAGGGTATGGATGAAGCAGAGAAGAAATTGATGGAAAAACAAATTGAACATCAACTTAAAGACACTGCTGAACAGGTTATGAAACAAAGAGGTACTGTACCTGGTGAGTTAAAAGAATTAATTGATAGTTTATATGTGAGTGAAGAAGCTGTTATTGATTGGAGAGCATATCTAAGACGTTTTAATGGTATGGCTAGTAAGGTATTTACTAAGAAAACAAGACGTAAACCAAATAAACGTTTCTATGGTAATCCTGCCCTTAAAATTAAACAAAGAAAAAATACACTAGTTGCTATTGATACTTCAGGTTCAGTTTCTAAAGACGATTTAAAGGAGTTTTTAAGTGAAATTCATCACATATATAAAACAGGTACTGAAGTAACTGTTATTGAATGTGATGCTTCAATTGGTCGTGTTTATGAATATAAAGGTGAGGCTAAAGAAGCTAAAGAAGTAACTGGTCGTGGAGGTACAAGTTATGAACCAGTATTAAATTATTTGTGGGACCATAAAGACAAATATCAAAACTTGATTTACCTAACTGATGGTGAATGCTCAACTAATATGATTCCATGTAAACCAACATTATGGGTTCATTGTTCAGGAAGAAGAATTAATGATGAGCTGCCAGGTGCTAAAGTACAAATTGCATGACCTTAATTAATAACTTAAATTTAATTATATTAAAAAATAAGAAAAATGGCTAAGAAATCAACATCAAAAACAAACGCAACTGTTTCATTAAATGTCCATGAATTGAAGGATTTTTTGAAACACATTATTGATAACAACCGTTATCTACAAGAAAACAATAAACCAATGGTGAGCACTGAAGTAGTAGGTGACTCAGGTATTGGTAAAACATCATCTATCATTCAGTTAGCAGATGAATTAGGATTGAATTTTGTTAAATTGAACCTTGCACAAATTGAAGAAATTGGTGACTTGGTTGGTTTTCCAATTCGTCAATTTGAAATGACTGATATTAAAGAAAGAGTATGGGTAGATGAAAATGCTGTAGACGATTATCGTAAAGAAGGTTATGCCACAACAGGACTGAACCGTATGAGTTACTGTCCGCCAGAATGGATTAGTGGTAAAACAAATGGTGGTATTCTATTATTGGATGACTGGAACCGCGCTGATATGAGGTTCATTCAAGCTGTAATGGAGTTAATTGATCGTCAACAATATATTAGCTGGAAGTTACCTAAGGATTGGCATATCATTCTTACTAGTAATCCTGATAATGGAGATTATTTAGTTAATAGTATTGACAACGCTCAAAAAACAAGGTTTATTAGTGTTAATTTGAAATTTGATCTTAAATGTTGGGGTAAGTGGGCTGAAGAGAATAAGTTAGATGGTCGTTGTATTAACTTTTTATTGATGCACCCAGAACTAGTTACTAAGGAAATTAACAGTAGAAGTGTTAGTATGTTCTTTAACAGTATTAGTTCTATTAAGTCATTTGAAGATCAACTGCCGCTTATTCAAATGATTGGAGAAGGTTCAGTTGGTTCTGAATTTAGTACTTTGTTTACTATGTTCATTAATAATAAATTGGACAAGATGATTTCACCAGAAAATATCATGTCACAAGATGAACAATATGTAATGAATACACTTAAGAGCCTAGTGGGTAAAGACAAAGCATACCGTGCAGATATTGCCTCAACATTAGGTACAAGGATAGCTAACCATTTAGAGTTTTACGCTAAAGAAAATACAGTTGAGAAACCATTAATTGAACGTATTGGTAAAATTATTACTGAGAAAATATTTGCCACTGATGTTTGTTATAATATGATCAAATCAATCTATAATAGTAATCCAGGTAAATTTAAATTAATGATGTTAAATAAAGAATTGGTTAAGTATATTACCAAATAATGTTGGTGTTGATTAGCCTGAGGGGTAAGCGTGAGCTTACCTCTCTTATATATTTATATATGAACATCAAGAAAAATTTGGCCTCCCAAGAAATTTTCCATATTTTTTTAGAGCACTAATAAGTAACTTATGAGTAATAAGAGTGAAGTAGGAATAAGGTTATTGACGTTAGGTGATTGTGATTATTGTAATTGGTTGAAGAGTGAATTAGACGGTTGCGGGTTAGCCTATGAGAATATTGATGCTTATAAATTTCCTGAATTTGCTGATAAAATAGAGGATAAATTTAAAACTAAATCATACCCAATTGTGTTTATTGATTTAGGAGTTAAAGTAATTACTATCGTCTCAGAAACAGAGTTGGAGACATCAGATAAATTACTTACATTTGATACAATACCAGACTTAATTAATATTATAAAAAGATATATATGAGATATAAACAACCAGTACAAAATAAACTAGATCAACTTGAAAACATGTTAATCGGTTTTGAATCACAATTTTCAAATCCTAAGTTTACATCATTACTTGCTAAAGAAATGCTTAGTAAATTAAAAGATAAAGTTGAAGAAATTAGAACATTAATTAACTCCGAACAATAAAAGTTATGCTAACACCAGAACAAATTCAATCTAATTGGAATCATTTTCTTAATACTATTCGCCAGTATATCACAGGTGAAAGAGGTATTAAGTTACTTGAGTTTTATCAGAAACATGAAGAACGCTTTGTAATGATGCCTGCTTCACATCGTCCTCAATACCACAACTGTTTCCCAGGTGGTTATATTGATCATGTGAATCGTGTTGTAGCAGCTGCTCTTAAAATAGATGCTGTATGGCGTGAGTTTGGTATGGTAGATACTTATACAACTGAGGAACTTGTTTTCTCAGCTATCAATCATGACTTAGGTAAATTTGGGGATGAACAAAACGCAGCTTACATTGAACAAACAGATCAATGGAGACGAGATAAGTTGAATGAAACTTATATGTTTAATGATCGTTTAGAATACATGACTGTTCCTGATCGTGGGTTACATTTATTAATCAGTAATGGTATTTTACCTACTAAAAACGAAACATTAGCTATTAAGTTACATGATGGATTATATGATGAGTCTAACAAACCATATTTAATCACTTTCAACCCAGAAACTAAACCTCGTACTTCACTTATTTATGTTGTACATCAAGCGGATTTATTAGCTGCTCGTATTGAGTTTGAGGTTGAATGGTTACCTAAGTTATTAGGTCCAAAGCAAGAACAACCTAAAGAACCTAAAAAAGACAATTTTAAATTAAATAAAAATAATTCGGCTGTTAAGCAGAAAGCCCTTAAAACAATGGCTAATCCAGCTTTAGCTGAACTAATGAAAAATATATGATACTAGGAATTATATCAATTGTATTATGGGTATTCACAATATTTGGATACATCATTTGGAATTTAAATCAAAAAGTAGTTAAATTAGAGCAAATTGCTACTAAACAAAAAGTTATTATTGACAGTGTAGCCGCTATTGTTGAGGAATCAAACAAACAGTTACATCAAGTAGATTTAACAGAGGCATTTAAAGCTGATGATCAAATTGGTTTCTTCTTCCGTAACTTACAAAATATTCAAGATTCGTTAAGTCATTATTTAAAAAGCTAAGATGAGTGAAGAAGTATTATTAACTAAGAAGGGGACTGTCCGTAAACGTAAACCAAAACAGTCAATTAACTATTTTACTCAAGAAACTGAGAATGCCATTATTGAGTATTTGAAATTAAGAAGTCCTAAAAAACGAAATAAACTTTTTAACGAAAAGATTAATTATGCGTTTCATAAATTGGCTGAGAATATCATTCACACTTTTAAGTTTTACTATACAGAAGTGGATACAATCCCTGAACTCCAACATGAGGTAGTAGCATTTCTTTTAGAAAAATTACATCTATATGACCAGTCAAAAGGAAAAGCTTATTCTTACTTTGGTACTATTGCTAAACGCTATCTTATCCTATATAATAATGCTAATTATAAGAAACTAAAAGATAAAGCACCTGTTGAAGCTGTTGATGAGGATAAGTCAATATTAATTGATCTTGTAAATACTAGTGAAAAAGCTAATGATCTTGAACCAACATCATTTTTAAAACAATTCACTAAGTATGTAGACCATAATATATTCATACTATTTCCTAAACAACGTGATGCTCAAATAGCTGATGCTATTGTTGAGTTATTCCGTAAAAGTGAAAATATTGATGTTTTTAATAAGAAAGCCTTATACATCTATATTAAGGAAATGACTGAGGCATCAACACCTCAAATTACTAAAATAATCAAACGCCTAAAAGTAATATATGTTCGTAAGTACAATGAGTTTTATGAAC